CAGAGGGTGCAATCTACAAGAAATTCGCGGATAATCCAGAAGCATTCCGGTGCCGGATAGTGGATCAGTACTCACAGGCTCCACCTTGCAAGGAATTCCGGAAAGAGGATATCACCTCCATCGAGATTGGCATTGACTTTGGGGGGAACCAGTCCGGCCATGCGTTCGTTGCCCGTGGGTATACGGATGACTATAGAGAAGTGATTGCACTGAAATCCAAGCGGATTAAGGCATTTGACGAAACAGAGGACATTGACAGCAATCGTCTGAATGAGCTGTTTTGTGAGTTTACACAGGAAGTCTTGGAGAAGTACGCGGATATCACGATCCACTGGGGACAGGTGGAATACTGCAACGTGGAATCGGTATTCTGGGACAATGCAGAAACGGTCCTGGGTAATTCCGTCCGCAATGCAGTAGATAAAAAATTTCCCTGGATCTCTGTCCGGCCGGCAAAGAAGTTGCCGATTAATGACCGGATCCGGTGTACCGTCAAGCTTATGGGGGCTGGGCGGTTTTTTATTACAGAAGACTGCGAGTCGTTAGAGGCTGCCTTTAAGGATGCAGTCTGGGACAAAGAAAAAAGCATCAAGGGCGGGGATGCAAGGCTGGATGATGGCAGCACGGATATCGACAGCCTGGACGCATTTGAGTATACGATTGAACGCGACATGAAAATGCTGATACAAGAGGTGGAAGATGTTTGATGGATTTAAAAGATTATGGAAAGGGATCAGGAAGATGTTTGATTACACGACATTAAAAGGCATTGCCGGGCAGGATATTGCACTATCCCAAAAGATGATTGAGGCCCTTGACGGATGGAGGCAGATGCTGGACGGGAATGCATCGTGGATCATGGATCCCGTGGAATCCCTCCGCATTGAGAGCGGGATCTGCCGGGAGTTTGCCGATGCCGTACTGGTAGAGATGGACACCGGCATTCAGAATAATGACAGGTTGGACAAAGTGTATCAGCACTGTATCGCTGGTCTGAATGAGAACCTCCAGGACGGCCTTGGCCTTGGCTCTTTCGTCCTGAAACCTCTGGGGCCGGATCATGCGGAGTTTGTGACAGCAGACAAGTTTATCCCGGTGAAATTTACAGATGAGGGGAAACCGCTCGATTTTATCTTTCTTGCGGTAAAGCAGATCGGGAAACACAATTATACAAGGGCGGAACGGCATTACTTTGTAAACGGCAGCCTTACGATAGAAAATAAATGCTACCATTCCCAGAGCAGGGACTACATCGGTGCGGAATGCAGCCTGTCAGATGTCCCGGAATGGGAAAGGATTGCACCGGGACCGATTACCTATAGGGGAATGGACCAGATGGACTTCGGCTACTACCGGAATCCGATAAAAAATACAGTAGATGGATCCAACTGTGGCGTATCGATCTTTGATTCGGCTAAAGAACGTATCAAGCTGGCAGACATCCAGGCGGCAAGGCTGGACTGGGAATATGATTCTGGAGAACGTGCAATCCATGTAGATAGCCGTGCACTGAAAAAGCAGAGCAACAAGGTTGTAGGGATGGCAAAACTGAACCGGCGCCTGTACCGTGGCCTGGAGCTGGAAGATGGGAAAGATAAAGATCTGTTGAAAGAGTATTCCCCGGATATGAGGGATGATGCCTATATCCGGGGTCTGGAGAGATATTACCGGAGTATCGAATTTATCGTCGGCCTGGCTTATGGCGATCTTTCGGAGGTCCAGGAGGTGGCAAAGACAGCCACGGAAATCAAGACATCAAAAGCACGGAAGTATAACCGGGTGACGGCCATTCAGGAAAATCTTAAGGGCTGTCTGGAGGATTTTGCCGCGGGGCTGGCTTTTTACAATGGGCTTTATACATCCGGGTATGAATTTGGCTGTAAGTTCAACGATTCCATTCTTACGGATGAAGAAACAGAGCGCCAGAATGACCGTGCAGATGTTGCGGCGGGGTTCATGCAGCCATGGGAATATCGTGCAAAATGGTATAACGAGGATGAGACAACTGCAAAACGAATGGTAATGGACGAGGCCGATACAGTCGAGAAATAGAGGGTGGGATATGACACAGGGAGAGATTGAGGCGTTGACAGTCACAATGGAGCAGGCTGCATCAAGGCTGGAGATGAACATCATGAAGGACATTGTCCGTCGGATCAAAGCAAACTCAGACATGACTGCAACGGCGGAATACCAGATCAACAGGCTCAGGCAGATGGGACTTGCTGATGAATACATACAGGAGCAGATTCAGACCTATCTGAATGTATCCGAACGGGAAATGGAAAGAATATTTGGTAATGTTGTGGAGAGTGAGTATGATAAACTTGGAGAACTTTATTCACAGGCAGGCGTGGATAGACAAGCTTTTGGAAACCATCCAGGGATCCAGACGGTTATCCAGGCAGCCATAAAGCAGACACGGGATTCTTTTCAGAATATTACACAGACAATGGGCTTTACGAAGATGCAGGGAGGGAAAACAACGTTTCTTCCACTTGCAGATTATTACCAGCATACGCTGGATGATGCTGTGTTAGGTATTGCCACAGGGGCTTTTGATTATAACACGGCACTGAATAAAGTGGTCAAGGAAATGACCCGGAGTGGCTGCCGGTCCGTGAACTATGCGTCTGGCCGAAGTTTCCGCGTTGACTCGGCGTCCAGGACTGCACTCATGACAGGATTCAGCCAGGTGACTGGATACATGAATGAACAGGTGGCGAATGAACTTGGGACGAATGACTTCGAAGTATCTTACCATATGGGAGCCAGAATCGAGCATCAGGTATGGCAGGGACGCGTGTACAGTTATGCTGAACTTAGGATAATATGCGGGCTTGGCACAGTCACAGGTTTATGCGGAGCAAACTGTTATCACTGGTACGAGCCTTTTCTTGAAGGTGTATCGGTCCGAAACTATACGGATGAGGAACTTGAGCACATGATGACAGAGGAAAATTGTCCACGGAGATATGCCGGAAAAGAATATACCACCTATACTGCACTGCAAAAGCAGCGTCAAATGGAGCTGCTGATGCGCAAACAGAGGCAGGATATTGCTCTGCTGAAAGAAGGGGAAGCAAATGAACTTAGCATTCTGGCTGCCCAGACGAGGTACCGTTTCACCATGCAGGAATATGTGAAGTTCTCACAGAGTATGAAGCTTCCACAGCAGCGGGAGCGTATTTATATGGATGGGCTTGGTAAAGTAGGAAAAAGCGGTCCGATTCCGAAACCGAAACGAAAGGAAGCAAATACAGGAGTTTTTAAGGATTTGAAAATTCCTATGCAGAGTAGATACATTGAAAGAACAGCAAACAAATACGGTGTAAAAATATCAGACCTGACTATTAAAATACAGAGAGATGAGGAACTATTAAATCTTCTGCTCTGTGGTTCTACAGATTATGATAACATTGGTCGAATAGACTTATTCCCGAAAGCATTCAGTGATGAAGAAACACTGCTCCGCACTATCATTCATGAAAGATGCCACGTATTACAATTAAAAAAGCACGGTAAAAAATATACACAGGAACATATTGCAATAATGGAAAATGAAGCATACAAATTTGAAGAATTCTGGTATAATATAGTTAGAAAGAGGGTGAAGAGATGAACTGGATTGACAGCCTTAAAAATATAGCGCAACACGGAAAACCAGGGAAATGTCCGAAATGCGGGGGTGATAACACAGACTATGCCTGCCATGTTATAAGTCCGGAGAAAAGGAATGGCTATATGGATGTATGGTGCAATGACTGTAAAAGGGCATATCACATATCCAGAATGGAAGTCACCGACAACATGAAAAAAGGAATATGCCCGAAAAATTTAATTTATTAGTACCACCCATTCTTAGGAGTGAGTGGTATTTTTGTAACTAAGTTTAATAATCACAGTAACAGCACCGGTAATGAATACCGGTGTTTTTATATGTCAGCAGATGAGACGTAAAACAGTCTGGACTTACTTGAAAACAGAGGAGCGACCTCGTAAAAAAGCGTAGAAGAAAGGAAGGTAGAGCGACATGAAAAGAAAAGAATTAGAAGACCTGGGACTGGAAAAGGAAGCTATTGACAAAATCATGGACTGGAATGGCCAGGACATCGAGACTGAAAAGAAAAGGGCCGACAAGGCAGAAGGCGAGCGTGACAATTATAAGGAACAGCTTGATACCGCTACCGGTGAGCTTGAAAAGTTCAAGGATGTGAAACCGGATGAACTGCAGGCTACGATTGAACAGCTAAAGAATGACCTTAAGGATAAAGATGATGAGTATGCTGCCAAAGAGGCAGACCGCATCTTCCTTGATGGAATTAAGGATTCCATCAGGAGGGCCGGGGCAAGGAATGAAAAGGCAGTCATGGCTCTCTTAGACATTGACTCATTAAAGCAGTCAAAAAACCAGACCGAGGACATCAAAAAGGCATTGGAAACCGTCAAGGAATCCGATGCTTATTTATTTGGATCAGAGGAACCAATCAACAACCCGGTAGGGCCTATAGGCGGTGCAGGAGGCGGTGATACTGCCCTTGCAGCAATGAGGGCCGCGGCAGGACTTCCACCGGCAGAAAAGTAAAGAAAGGATGATTAGAACATGCCAACAAATTCAAATGCAATCGCATTAGCAAAAAAATATATCAGTATTCTGGACGAGGTGTACAAGAACGCCTCTGTAACAGCAGATCTTACCAGTGACGCTTCTATGATGCGGGAAAGTGCCAACGTAAATGAGGTACTGTACCCACAGATTGAGGTGGGCGGCCTTGGTGATTATGACCGGAATTCCGGTTACACATCTGCTGGAGTCAAGTTAGGATGGAAGACAGCAAAGTTTAACTATGACCGTGGCGCAAAGCTGGAGGTAGATGTTATGGACAATCAGGAGTCCATGAATCTTGCTTTCACAAGAGCAGGCGCGGAGCTTCAGAGAACCAGGGTGGCACCAGAGGCGGATGCTTTTACCTTTGCAACGATCTGCGGTTTTGAAGGGATTACATTGAAAGAGGAAGCCTTTGCAAATGCAGTGGACTTTTTATCTGCATTGATTGAAGCAAAAAATAAGATGGATGAGGACGAAGTACCGGAAGAGGGCAGAATCCTGTATACCACACCGACATTGTTGAACGGGGTCATGGCTCTGGATACCACAAAGTCCAGGGAGATCCTGAGCGCCTTCACTGTAAAGAAGAAAGTACCACAGTCCCGTTTCTATACCGCGATTGATCTGCTGGATGGAAAATCACCCAGTGAAGAGGCAGGACATTACAAGAAAGCAGCTGGGGCAAAGGATGTCAATTTCATGATTATCCACAGACCCGCTATCATTAAGTTTGATAAGCACGTAGCCTCTGACGTGATCCCAGCCTCTCTTAACGCAGATGCAGACGGAGACATTTTGAAGTACCGGAAATACGGGCTTGTGGATTACTACAAGAATAAAGCGGCTGGATTTTATGTATCTCATAAATCGGCACAGGTTTAAAGATGGAGGTATTGCAATGCGGACAATCGGAAAGGTGTTTGAGAAGCCAAAGAAGGAAAGAAAGCCTGTAAAAACTGAAACAGAAAAGCAGGAGCAGGAAAAGCAGGAGCAGGAAAAGCAGGAGCAGGAAAAGCAGGAGCAGGAAAAGAAAGAAAAGGGATAAAGATGCAGGTTATGAAGCTATATGCAGACGAACAGTATTATCGTGAGGAATATCTCTGTGAGAGTCAGGCTAAAATACCAGGCGGTGAATTTAACCGCCTGGCAAGGCTTGCATCGGCAGAAATCCGTCTAAGAGCTTATGGACGGGTGGAAGAAATGGCGGAAGTTCCAGATGAAGTAAAAATGTGTTGTTGCGAAGTGGCTGAAAAGCTGTATTCCAGAGAGTCGGCACGAGATGAGAACGGACTGGTGTTACAAAGCTATAATACAGATGGGGATTCAGGCAGCTATAAGACAGATGATGTGTCAGATGAATCAATTCAAAGAAGTGTTGATCGGATTGTCCAAAAATGGCTTATTAACACAGGCCTATTGTACTGCGGGGTGGATGATGAACCCGAATTATAATACTACAGTGACATTATACAATTGCCTAAGGGCTGCAGATAACCCGGATAAAAAGGATGTCTGGTATAAAACAACGCTGACAGAGTGCTGTTATAAGAATGTCATCGGCAGAGTAGACGACGGAAAGACTTCCAGGATGGCGAATGCATATACTGTCCGCATACCGGAAAGTAACCGGTATCTTCCTTATGCCGAGTGGGTGAAACTAACAGAGGAAGAACGCCAGGCATTTTTTACACTGCACCTTGACGACATTGTGATAAAAGGGGCGTGCAGTGATAATGTTACAGGGACGTCCCCTTACACTGCCGCTGAACTTTTACGGCGTCACAAACCGGACTCCTTTGCGATCACAGTTATTTCTGATAATACGCGGTGCAAATATGCGCGGCATTACAGAATCGGAGGGTAATAGAAGATGAAAGTTGATTTTAGATGGAACAAACCTAAAAAACAGATATTATCCGAAGCCACAGGCGGAAACCGGACGCTACTGTTCATGGCCGCAGAAGCTAAACGGCTTATGACCCCTTACGTCCCGGCTCGAAACATGATCCTGTCAAAGAATGTAAGGACCTATGTGGAGGGAGATAAGGGGATTGTCCATTATCTTTCGCCACATGCCCGGTACCAGCATGAGGGCTTTTTGATGGTATCGCGGATAACCGGAAGCCCTTGGGCCAGACGCGGAGAAAGTAAAGTGGTGACAGGCAGAAAACTTAATCACAGCGGAAGCAGACATCCTCTGGCCACATCTGAATGGGAAAAGGCAATGAAAGTCGCTAAGCTGGATGCGTACGTTCAGGCAGTGCAGAGATATGTGAAGGGTGGCGGTTAAGGTGACAAAACATGAAATAATGA